ACCCACCCTCTTTTCGGTTTCGCATATTTTGTGTATATGGCATACCTCATAGAGTCCATTAAGTGATCTCGAAACTTCACAGGTTCATCAAGTGTGTTACCATCTGTATCGGTCTTCCACTTATAGTTTTTAATCTCATCAAGCAAATCTAAGGACTCTGACCTAATATGCAAAGGAAATGATTTTACCTTGTTGATTCCTGCATAAACATCTTTCACAGCACTCTTCAAGTTAAATCCTGCCTTATTCACCTCCGAGATGGTTTTTGGTTCAGCAGGGTCGGCATATATCTCCGAGTTTCTATCAAGCCCTAATGACCTCATCCTATCAATTAGTAAAGCAGTCGACATTTTTGTATCATAGATTAATTGGTCGACAAATAACTCACCATCAAAGTTCTTAACCCTAACGAGGGCTGTTTGGTTGTTAAAGCCAAAGTCAAGTCCGTAAAACACATCTCCTCCATCTGGGAAGTTGCGTCTTCGCTTCCAATGCGTATAAATGGTTGCTTGGGATATTGCTCTCTCTCCTAAGCCATAAACTCGCCAATATTGATGGTCGGCTGTTTTAAGCCTTTCAATCTCATCTACGATTGATTTTTCAAGAAATGGGTTGTCTTTGTAGGTAGTAATGGTAAAGTCAGCATCTTCTCTAGGTACAACCTTGTCATAAATCCAAGAATAATAATCTGAAGGATTATAGTCAATTACAATCTTTTCTGTGGTTCTTAATGCTAACTGCATCCAAGATTCATAGTTTACCTCGTTAGCCTCGTTTATAAACAAGTAGTTTCTTTTACGTCCTCTTATTTTTTGTGGCTGATCCGTAGAGACGAACTCTACGATGTTGCCTCCTAGAAAGTAAAGATTTTCTGATTTGTTGTGCTTTTCTTCTGAGTATAATCCATATTTCGAGAGTATTTCGATAAAGTCTCTCATCACTGAGCCTTTTATGGATGGCAACGAGGATCTGCAAATGGTTAGGGTTTTTCCCTTCTCTTGTAATAATTTCACGATAAACCATGTCAATACATTGTAAGTTTTGCCAGACCTTGTTCCGCCTTGCATAACTGATATTTTTTTTTGGCTGTTTTGTAGTACTTCGAAGACGATGTTTGTGGTTACATTCATAAGACATAGGAAAAAAAATTAAAAAATTGTTTGTGTGTTTACCATTAGAAAACTTTTGGTTTTATAGGAAGGTAGGGGGGTGTCTATCCTATTTGCTATTTTAAGCCTCATTTAAGCCTTTCAATTATTAAATGGATACATAGTACTACACATAGGGTTAAAAGCCCTAGAATCGCCTTAAAATGCGAAATAAAGGCATTGTAGCTACTCTTCATAGTCACCGTCTTCATTAATATCCAATAATTCCCCTTTATCATGGTTGTAAAGTGGGATTTCATCACTTTCTCCAGCTTTGTAAGCAGGTACGACCATTCCTGGCTCTGTTTGTGTATCAAAATTGATTATCTCACCCTGTGGTAACGCTTTGTGCTCATCCCCATCAATCTGTTTCATAATATCTCCAATTTGATTCGGTTTAACTACGTTGACTGTAATTTGCTTCACAACATCTCCTTCATGAGCAACCTCAGTCTTCTCGATATACCCTCTTCTCTTGCCTCTAGTCTTTAGCAAGAACATCGTAGCTAAGGTATCACCCCTAGCAATCCTTTCCATTAGCTTTTGTTCGCCAAAGTCAAGCATTATCTCCTCAGGCTCGATTTCAGCTAATCTCTTAGCAAACTCAGGATCATCCTTCAACCAAGTCTTATACTGCGTCCTACCGACTCCAGAAGCCTCACATGATATCGTGATATTCCCAAAGTTCTCCTTATAAGCTATGATAAAAGCCTCTTTAGCTATTTCCTTGAATTGTGCGTTCATATTATACCTTTTGGTGTGTCAAATGTTTAAAAATGTTAAAATCTTTGTTTTATATCAGAATTTTAGGGGGCACAAGGGGTCTCCCCTATTATCTACGCTAAAAAATAGGGTAGGGGGTTGTTATTTAACATAATATATACTATAAGCTGCTCTCCCCTGTTCATTGGTTGGTTCATTTGTGGTGGTTTAGTCCGCTAAGTTAACAACTAATATTTAATGATTGCAGAGTGACTCAAAGGGCAAAAGTAAAAATTGCGGTTAGTATTATATTAATACATAAACCACTAATTTAATTGTAAAGTACTTAAGTAGTTAATTACTTACTATATTAATATAGTATATTTTATTCAATATTAAATTAGTTATTACATACTTTATACTAGTATACTATATAATTATATCCTCCAGGGATCGCTCCAGGTTAAAAATAATTTATAAATATTTTAATATTTTTGAACTTTGTATTAATTAGATCCTTATCTTTATATCCTAAACAAAACAAAACATGCAAAACTTTAGCAACATTTTACTAGTATGTCAACTAGTACTTTTTATTCTAGTTATATCAAATATGGCTAGATTAGTATCTGATTATTTAATAACTAAAATAAAATAAACATGATAAACTTTATTGATCTAGTGATCTACTTAATTATTGGGACGCTAGTAATTACCTTAATCAAAACAATATTTCAAGAACTACAAAACAAATAAAAATGTCAACTACACTACAAAACAAAACTTACAAAGCGGTTAAACATTTATTGAGTAAAGGATCAACCAATACAAAAACCGCAAAGAACGATCTTGAAACATATATTTTGTATATGGCTCCCGCTAATCAGGTGACAGGTTTAAACCTTTGCCCTTTCGCTTCGACAGGTTGCAAAGCTTCGTGTCTCTATAGTGCGGGGCGTGGTAGATTTTCAAACGTGCAAGAATCAAGGATCAATAAAAGTAAATTTTGGGGATATGATCGATCAACCTTTTATATCCAATTAGCTAACGAACTTTTGAATATACACGATAAAGCAATAAAGCAAAATAAACAAATAGCGATCCGTTTAAATGGCACTAGTGATATTGATCACTTAGATTTGTTACGTAGATATTCGGGTATTGATTTTCTAGAAACCTTTTACGATAATTTACTTTTTTATGACTATACTAAGAATTTCAACCACATTAAAAAGTATATTGGATCAACTTATAAGATCACTTTTTCAAGATCTGAAACAAACGAAAATGACGCATATCTAACCCTAAAAAATGGTGGGAACGTCGCTATTGTTTTTGCGGATCAATTGCCTGAATATTGGAACGGATATCCCGTAATTAATGGAGATGAAACCGATCTAAGGTATTTCGATCCTGTTAATGTAGTGATAGGTTTGAAAGCTAAAGGAGACGCTAAAAAGGATAAATCAGGTTTTGTAGTTAGATAGTAGATAAATAAGGGAACCCTAAAAAAGTTCCCTTTATCCTTTGCCTTTGTTGGTAGGTTTATGCGTTCGATCCGCACAAAGGAACAAACCAAAACAAAACAAAAATGAACATTAGAGATTTAAAGGTAATTATCTTGAAATTAGAGCAAGAAAATAACCCAAACGATGCAAACCTTTTGCAATTTTACAAAGATCTTTATACTGAAACGCTCGAAAAAATTGCGCATAAAGTAGCAAAAGAACTAGAGGAACAAAGTAAGAAAAGTTGGTTTGAACATTTAGCAAGATAAGGCGAAATAAGACAACCAAATAAAATTTTAATGATATGATAAGCTAGAAAAAAGATATAGCCAAAATAAGCCTAAAAATAGGCATAAAATTGATATTTATATCGGTATTGGTATTGGTATGCAATTTCCAGGACAATTGCCCTTGCAACTGTTTTGTAGTTGCGTATGCCAAAAATCTAGCAAAAAACCCCAAAAACCCTTGGCAAAAATCTTTGACAAAAACCCTACAAAAATTTGGTAGGACAAAAACTTTTATATATTTTTAAACATTCAAACTAAAACAAAACAATGAAAAAAACCTCAATCACTTGGTCACTAACAAACCAAGCAAAAAACCTTCAAACAAATGAAACCGTATATACATATATGGATTCAGTTGGTAGGATTTTTAAAATGGAGTCACATCCCAAAAAACCTTTTACATACTTGACACAAGCTACGGAGTCAGTTACAAAAAAGGAACAAGCAAAAATCTTGGACGGATACATTAAAAACGGAATCAACCAACACGATTTTGTTGGAGGATTTCAAGAAGCAATATCAAAAATTACAATTTAAAACTACAACTATGTTAAAGCAAATCTACTTAGAACTAATTAGAAGCGGAGTAAACCCAAGAGATTACACATTGGCTAATGATTTTGAAGAAACAGACGGTCAAATTAATTTAGATAAGGATTTTTATATACAGATAGGCGATTCCTATCTAGTACTATGGAAGTCTGTAGAAGGTGGGGAGAAATTATTATTTGATATTAATACAGATCAAATAGACAACACAATAGCAGTTAAGCAATTTATCAATAAAGTAAAAACACATCTAAACTAATGGCAAAAATTTTAGTGGCTTGTGAAGA